ATCACTTGCAAATCTGCCCGTCCCATCAAGGTCTTGGACACTGACGGTGATGAGATTGAAGAGAAGATTGGCAATGGTAGCAAAGCCAAGTGCATCATTGGTAGCTACGAATGGAAGTACAAGAATAAGAAGGGTGTGTCACCTTCTCTGCAAAAGATTGTCATCACCGAGCTTGTTGAGTTTGGTGGCGGTGGTGGCGGCAAGATTGACGACGACGAAGCCCTCTGATGTTTCGCATCAAACTGCCGTCTGAAGAGGATGTGTCTGTCCTTATTCAAGCTCTGAGAATGATTGGCAAGCATCATCTTGCTGGCTACATCGTTCAACAGATGCAAGAGCAACAAGGACACATCATTGATGACGCTAAGTTGGTGCGAGAGGTGAAAGAGTGATAGCGCTCCTGGACGCTGACACTATGGCGTATAGGGCAGCAGCGGCGTGTGAAGAAGAAGACGTCAAAGTTGCCTATCACACTGTAGACAGCATCGTAACAGGAGCGCTGTTATCGTGCGACTACGTTGATAGATGGTATGACCAATGGAAGCTGTATCTATCTGGAGACACCAACTTCAGAAAAGCCATAGCCACCACTGCACCATACAAAGGCAACAGAACACAGCCTAAGCCAAAGCATCTGAAGAAGGTGAAGGCTTATTTGAAGAAGCAATGGAAGGCTGTTGTTGCTGTCAACGAAGAAGCAGATGACCTCATCGCCATTGAATCAACCAAGCTACAACATCAATGTTGCATCATCAGCGTTGATAAAGACTTCAAGCAAATACCTACTCACTTCTACAACTACGTCAAACGAGAACATCTCTTCATCACTCCAGATGAAGCCATCAAATTCTTCTATCAACAAATATTGATGGGAGATTCTGCTGACAACATCATCGGCATCAGAGGCGTTGGTCCTGTGAAGGCTGCTAGGATGTTGGAGGAAATCAGCACAGAAGTAGATATGTTCAATGTCTGTGTTGAAGCCTATGAAGGAAACGTAGACAGAGTTGTTGAGAATGGTAGGCTGCTGTGGCTTAGACGCTACAAAGGACAAATGTGGACACCACCGACAAAGGAACAACAGTGAAGGACAATGTCAATCATCCACAGCACTATCTGGCTCATCCCAGTGGCATAGAGTGCATAGAAGTGACAGAACACATGAGCTTCTGTGTTGGCAACGCTGTCAAATATCTATGGCGTGCTGATCACAAAGGCAACGACATTGAAGACCTACGTAAAGCTGCCTGGTACATCAACAGGGAGATTGAGCGTAGGGAGAGGGACGGGCTTGTCACTATTAGTGATCTTCCTGTTCGTAGTACAGAACCCTTTGGATGGTGAAGCTACGCAACAGCGGACAATGGACAGAGGCTAGGTTCCGTAGCTTTGTTGTCAGCGCTCTAAGATCAGCGTCTCATCGGTGGCCTGTCAAATGGCGTGTGCTGAAGGATGCTGAAGTAGGTAGACAGATCAACAAAGACACTGGTAAACTAGCCCTGCACTATCGATGTGCTCAATGCAGCGGTGTCTTTACATCAAAGAACATTGCTGTAGACCACATCGATCCTGTTGTTGACCCTAAGCAGGGCTTCGTCAGTTGGGACGTATTCATCGAAAGGTTGTACGTCGAAATGGACAAATTGCAGGTACTTTGTAAAGAATGCCACACAAAGAAGACACTTCTTGAACGAAAGGAAAGAAAGAAATGAATGACATCACACTAAAGCTGGACTACGACACAGCCTATGGCTTCTTCAAGTGCATCCTAAAGCAGGACTACTTTGACTTGAAGAAGGAAGCTGAAGGGGATGATTTTGAACATCGTCATCCTGAAGATCAGCTTGTGACGTTGAGGACGATGAAGGGAATGGAAGTATTATTTGACTACTACTTCACCAGCGATGAAGCACAAGACATCAAGAACGGTATTGATCCTGAAGATCAATATATTCGCGTCTAAGGAGAACAGAGATGCAGATTCATGAAGTGATTGAACAGGAAGATGGTAGTGCTTTGGTTTCTTATGAGTTGACATATGAAGAAGTGCAACTCATTCTTCGTACCACCATCACCAAAGCTCTGACAGAGTTTGTGGATAGGCTGGACGAGTCTCCAATTTCTATTAAGGAAGTAGACGATGACGGCAAGAGCGAAGCTGATCTGGGCAACGCCTAATCTGGAGAGCGTCGTTGCCTATTGCGCTCGGGTGAGCAACCCTAGCAATCAAAGCAACGACGCAACAGCAGGTAAGTTGTTGCGCTATTGCATGAAGCATGGACATTGGTCTGTGTTTGAAATGGGCAACATCTGTATAGAACTGGAAACAACGAGAGACATTGCCCGTCAGATTCTTCGACATCGCAGCTTCAGCTTCCAAGAGTTTTGTCTATCTGGAGACACTGACATTTACTTTGCTGTTCCCAGCAAATTAAAAGTAGGTTCCTATAAACCTACTTATAAGATGCAAATTAAAGAACTGTATCGTAAATGGCAGAAGCCCTCAATGCAGGATAGATTGAAGGCAATGCACATAAAAGTGTTCGATGAGGAATCAAACAAACTAACCACAGCACACATCAAAGAGGTATTCAAGACAGGAACAAAACCTGTTTTTGAAATTACTCTAAGTGACGGTAAGAAGATTAAAACAACAAAGGAACACAAGTTTCTAACAAAAGATGGGTTCAACAGTTTAGAAAACATTGTTGGTCTTTCGTTGAAAAACGGAAGAGCTTTGATGTCTGTGAACAAACCTGTTGTTGGCGTTAACGGGGTTCCTTGGTATCAAGACAAGGAAACTCTATTAAATGCTAAAAAGGAAAGCATCTTTTTGGGTGGAGGTCTTGAGTGGTTGTCAGAGACAACAGAAACAAATTACAACACTTTGAGGAAGTGGTTGAAAGTTCATAACATCAGCTACACAAAAGATGAAGTTGTTAAGACCTATGAGCCGTGGAATAAAAACAAAACAGGATACTCACTACGTCCGCGCACAGTTGAAGAAAGGAAAAGGCAAAGTGAGATTGCCAAAGCCCGTGGTGTGAACCACAACTGGTATCGTGGAGGTAATTCTCATAAGAGAGAACCACTCAACGAAACAGACGCACGTCTCTTCAGAGAAAAATACAACTACACATGTCAAAAATGTGGTGAAGTTGGTGGTGTCTTAGACATTCACCACAAGATACCTGTGTCTGTAGATCCTTCTTTAACCCACGATCAAAACAATTGGGAGCTTCTATGTCGTGTCTGTCATAGAGAACACCATAGAGAAAAAGATATGCCAGGGTGGCAACAACTTGGAATTAAGCCAAAGAAAGAAAACACACATGTGGTCAAATGGGTAACAATTGAAAAGATTGAGTTTGTAGGAGAAGAAGAAACGTATGACATCGAGGTTGATCATCAAAGCCATAACTATGTAGCCAACGGCATTGTTGTTCACAATAGCCAGCGCTATGCTGAAGTCACTGACTACAGCGTCGGTGAAGCCAGGCTACAAGACAACAAGAACAGACAAAACTCCATCCCCACTGAAGACCGAGAGCTAACACGCTGGTGGACAGAGCAGCAAGTGTCGGTGTGGATCAAGGCTAGACAGGCTTATGAGCAAGCGCTGGCAAATGGTGTAGCAAAGGAAGTGGCTCGGAAGGTGTTGCCTGAAGGGCTGACGATGTCGAGGATGTATGTCAATGGTACGCTTCGTAGCTGGTTGCATTACATCGAAGTTCGTTGTGATGTTGCTACACAGAAAGAACATAGGGAAGTGGCAGAGCAATGCCGCACCATCATCAAGCAACTAGCACCATCGTTGTTTGACGAGCCTATGCCAGACGGCAGCTACTACGGAACCAACACAGCATGAAACAGCTTATGATTGATCCACCATCGGGGTGGAGATATGGGTTTCCTAAGACCATCCCTGACGGTGTGACAGACCATCAAGCATGGTTGATTGAGAATGGTTATCCATCTTCACTCATCGATGAATTTGGTGAACACTTCTATTGCAGGTATTGGTACACAGATGATGAATGACTTTGACACCTATCAACAGCAGTCTTGGAAGTTTGCGCTTGACTCAGCTAAGAACAATGAATATCTATTCAATGGCTTAGCTGGTGAAGTTGGAGAAGTTTGTAGCCTTCGTGCTAAAGCCATTAGAGACGGTTATTCAGACAACTACACAGAGATGCTGAAGAAAGAGCTTGGTGATGTCTTGTGGTTTGTCTCAAGCATTGCTAAGATGTATGACATCCCGTTGTCTGAAGTGGCTATGTACAACATCAACAAGCTATACTCTCGTCAACAACGTAACGTCATAGGAGGTAGTGGAGACGAACGCTAATGTGATATAACCACCGACCCCGTTTTGTTAAGGCAGCAGAGATGCTGCCTTTTGTATCTGTGAGGAAGAATAAATGACACCATATCAAACCTACATTGCAAAGAGCCGCTATGCACGTTTCCTTGACGACAAAGGACGTCGTGAGCATTGGCATGAAAGCGTCAAGCGCTATTTCGATTTCATGCAGACCCATCTGAAGAAGAACCACAACTACGACATCCCTGCTGATCTGCGGCAGAAGCTGGAAACAGAGATGGTCAATCGTGAGGTGTTGCCGTCTATGCGTGCCATCATGACCGCTGGTGAGGCTCTGGAGCGTCAGAACGTTGCTGGTTACAACTGCTCCTATATGCCCATTGACGACGCTAAGGCGTTTGATGAAGCCATGTACATCCTGCTGTGTGGCACTGGTGTAGGCTTTAGCGTGGAACAAAAGTATGTCAACAAGCTCCCTGAAGTACCTGATCGTCTCTTTGACTCTAACACTGTGGTTGTTGTCAAGGACTCCAAGGAAGGTTGGGCAAAGTCTTTGCGTCAAATCATCGCCCTTCTTTATGCAGGTGAAATCCCAAAATGGGACGTCTCTGCTGTGCGTCCCTCAGGCACACGATTGAAGACCTTTGGTGGGCGTGCCAGTGGGCCTGGTCCGCTGGAAGACCTGTTCAAGTATGTTGTTGCCAAGTTCAAAGGCGCTGTAGGCCGTAAGCTGACCAGTCTTGAGGCACATGACATCCTGTGCAAGATTGGTGAAGTTGTTGTGGTTGGTGGTGTTCGTCGTAGTGCAATGATTTCGTTGTCCGATCTCAGCGATGATCGCATGGCGCACGCTAAGGCAGGAAGTTGGTGGGACGGCAACGGTCAACGTGCTCTTGCAAACAACAGCGCTGTGTATGACAGCAAGCCTGATGTCGGTAAGTTCATGCGTGAGTGGTGCTCCATCTATGACAGCCACAGTGGTGAGCGAGGCATCTTCAGCCGCTATGCAAGTGATCTCCAAGCAGCTAAGAATGGAAGGAGAGAACTAGGCCATGAGTGGGGTACGAACCCTTGCAGCGAGATTATTCTTCGTCCTTATCAATTCTGCAATCTATCTACCATTGCTGTTCGTAGCGGTGATACTGTGGAGCGATTGGCTGATAAGGTTGCTATGGCAACGATCTTGGGCACCTTTCAATCGACGATGACCAACTTCCCATATCTGCGGAAGATTTGGCAGACCAACACAGAACAAGAGCGCCTGTTGGGTGTGTCTATGACGGGCATTCTTGACAATGCTCTTCTGAACAACCCGGACAATCCTGAGTTGCCTGCTATTCTTGAACGTCTGAGGGCCATCTCCGTTGAAACCAACGCCAAGTTTGCTGCTGACATTGGCATCAACGTCTCGGCTGCTATCACCTGTGTCAAGCCTGAAGGAACAGCATCACAACTGACAGGCACTGCCAGTGGTATTCATCCACAACACTCTGCCTATTACATCCGTCGTGTCCGCAGTGACAACAAAGATCCTCTGACGGATTTCATGAAGCAAGCAGGCTTCCCCGCTGAGCCTTGTGTGATGAAGCCAGAAAGCACCACTGTCTTCTCCTTCCCGATGAAGTCAGATGGTGATGCTGTTCTGCGCGATCACATCGATGCTTTGAAGCATCTGAAGCTGTGGTTGATGTTCCAACGTCACTGGTGTGAGCACAAGCCTTCTGTGACCATCTCTGTGAAGGAAGAGGAATGGCCTGCTGTTGGTGCTTGGGTGTGGCAACACTTCGATGAAATCACTGGCGTTAGCTTTCTTCCATATGACGGAGGCACTTATCGCCAAGCTCCATATGAGGAAATCAATGGAGATCAATACGAAGAGATGCTGAAGCTAATGCCAACCGACATCGATTGGGACGGTTTCTTAGAGATGACGGACAACGTTGAGGGAATTCAGATGTTGTCCTGTACCGCAGGTAGCTGTGAAATTCGCTAATCAGTAACAAACAGAGGGCTATAATGGCCCTCTTTTCATTTGTAGGAAGGAGAGTTATGGTAACGAAGAAGAGGGCGGCTTTGTTTGAGGGCTCTGGTGAAGCGCCTCCAGCGCAGCGAACAAACTCTCTTAAGGTGAAGCTAGACGACATGTCAACGATTCAGCCTAAGAGTGATACACAACGTGATTTCTTTGAAGCCTATGCCAGAGGTCACTACTTCATGTGTCTTCACGGTGTCGCAGGTACAGGCAAGTCCTACATTGCCCTGTACAAAGCCTTAGAAGACGTCCTAGATAGGTCTACACCGTTTGGTAAGGTGGTCATCATCAGGTCTGCTGTACAAAGCAGAGAGATGGGATATTTGCCTGGTGGTGTTGATGAGAAGATGGAGGTGTACATCCAGCCCTATCGTCAAATCACAACAGACTTGTTTGCACGCAAGGACGCTTGGGACAGGCTTTGTGAGCAAGGACACGTAGAGTTTTTGTCTACGTCATTCATCAGAGGCACCACCTTCAGCAACAGCATCATCCTCGTTGATGAGTTCCAGAATTGCAACTTTGAAGAACTCGACACCGTCATCACCCGCGTTGGGCACACCAGTAAAATCATCTTCTGTGGTGATGTACGTCAGACTGATTTGAAGAAGAAAGACGATAAGTCTGGCTTGAACAAGTTCTTGAACATTGCTGGTGCTATGAAGCAATTCAGTAAATTTGAGTTCACTGTAGATGACATCTGCCGCAGTAGCTTGGTGAAGGACTAC